TTATTTAAGTTTCAGTTGGAAAGGGATGCATTAACAGGAACACCTTATGAACTTTCTCTCGTTGCTTCTTCCAATTCTAATGGTGCAGATATTCACGGGTCTATGGACTGGGAAGAGATTAGTAGGTAATTATTATGAGTGAGTTTCCTTGGGGTGTTGTAATATTATTATCCTGCGGACTTGCCTTTACTGCATATATCATTTACTACATATTAAGGTTAGCATTTGAGGAAATGAAAGATGAAGAACCTAGCGATCATTCTGTCAGCGACAAGTCTAGCGATTAGTGGAGCACTTTGTTATGGTGCTTATGTAACTTATCAGAAAGCACAGAAGATTCTTAACAACCCAGAAGAGTTTGTTGGTGCCGTTGTAGAGAAGCAGGTTAATAAGGCATTTGAAAAACTACCTATTCCCAAACTAAATACTGAGAAGTTTAAATTACCATTCTAATGGCTGACAAAGATCCTTACGTCTATAGAATACGTTCAGTTCACAAGGTAGTAGATGGCGACACTATTGACGCTGACATTGATTTGGGTTTTGATATCTCCCTTACTAAGCGAATTCGTCTTGCTGGTATCGATACCCCAGAGAGCAGGACAACTGATGCGTATGAAAAGAAACTTGGTCTCGAAGTTAAAGATTGGCTCAAAGAAAGACTAAAATTTGCTAAAGATATTTTAATCAAAACAGAACTACCTGATAGTACCGAAAAGTATGGTCGTATCATTGGTCATCTATATGTCAATGGTGAAGAGATTTCCATCAACAATCAAATGATTACTGAAGGTTATGCTTGGGAATATGATGGTGGAACAAAGAAGAAAGATTTCGACCTACTTCTATCAAAAAGAAAGTCGAGCTGATAACTTCTTAGCAATCTTTTTAGGTGGGGCATAGAGACCTTTAAATCTCTCTTGCCCCTCTTTTGTGAATTTATCTTTCATTACATCATCAATAATAATTTTATTGTCCATTTCATAGTAAGCATTGGTCTCTACTTGGTCGCGGATATACTGCTCTACGTTATCTGTCTGCGCTACTAAGCGGGTGCCATCTGCAGAGTATTCAAATATATCAACATGTCCACCGTCTGACATGACATAATGTAGAACAGGTTTAACTTGTTTAATTTTAATTTTAAATTTGTTTTTTGTTGCTTCTCTAATCAATGGTTCAGCAGCGTTTTTAACTACATTTAAAACTGTTGTTGATGCCATTGTAGCAGCAGTGGTTACTACTGCGACAGCACCAGCCGTAGCAACAAGAGAAGGGTCAGGTAAATTAATATCGACTCCATAAACACTAAAAGATGGTGTTGTTTTTGGTTTATCCGCTGGTATCTCAGCAATAGGTGTTTGTGTGGGAGGGGTTTGAGTAACTTGAGGCAGTTGAGGTGGGGGGGTAGAGTCTGGAAGTCCTCTATTTTTTGCTGCATCTTCTTGTGCCTGCTTTTCTTTATCCGCCCTTACAGCAGCATCAAACTCTTCTTGTGTAGGTACATTAATAATTGGATATTTAATAGAAGTATTTGGCATTTCAAATACTGGAAGTGCCATTCCACGAACAACAGGAACTTCTACACTACGAAGAACTGGTGGTTCTATTGTTGAAATAACACTAGGACCATTAATACCAACTTTTGGTACTTCGTTGGTATTAGTTTTTATATTGGCAATTCCATTTGCATTACTTATTGGTGGTATGAGATCCATTTGGATACCTCACAACTACGTCGGCACAGATTTTATGGTAGGGACTTTCTGGATGAAATGTAATACCAGACTTGATTGCCTCACCACACTTTAAAAGTCTTACTAATTCAAAATCAAGTCTTGCTTTATCTGATTCAGCATTTTGTCTTTTGATTTCTGACCTTGCTCTTTCTTTACAAAGTTCTGTTAGTCCCCCATCCAAAGGGAAGTTAAATCCCATACTGACACCAGCGTTACCATTATGGGATTGGAATGTTGATGGGTCTTGACTACCATTCATACTTCCCAATACAAATGGGGAAAAACTCATGGTTGGTCCTTGACAACTTACACCTCCACCATAAGTGTTGACTGCATAAGGACCTTGTAACACCTGCACGGCCTGGTTTGTAACATTACCAGTAGCAGATGCTGAAGGTCCTGCAATATTTGTATTAGAAGGTGCTTGTTGTGCTTTACTTCTGGTAGAACCTGCAAGTGTTAATACTAAAATGGTTGCTACTGCGTAAAGACTGATATTGATGTAGTTGTTGATTGGGTTTCTGTGGTGCGATCTATCCATGTTTCCTTTGCCACTCCAGGACCGAGATAAGTCTCACTAAACTGGAAGGGAGCACCTTGATTCATAATACTGTAGTTTGCTCCTTGTTGAGGAGTGCCAGGAATGTTAATATTAGTTCCAGTCACAGTATAAGATGTGCCAGTTGCATATTCAACTTGGCGAATTGTTTCTATAACTTTTGTAGTTGATTCAGTTGTTGCGTTGATTGTACCTCTAGTAAAATTAGGCACAACAGTATTAGCCATAGCAGGAGTACAAATGACTCCCGCTGCTAAAAGCAAGACGGGAGTTAGATGTCTCATTTGAATACGCTTAACTCAATACTACGTTGTGCAGTTGCGGTGGTTCCAGGACCACCAGCAGTGACTGTAGGAACACCAGTAGGTGATAATGTACCAGCGAGAGAACCTTTGTCTCCTGCTAACTGAGTAACAGAATCCCCATAAAGGTTGGGAGAAGCAATAACTCCACCACTGACCGACTGAGTGGTGACTGGCGTATCAGCAGCATTGAAAGATTCTGAGAAACTGAATGCTTGACCTGCTGTATTGATATCATAAGTTCCAGCACCATTCACTCCACCAAAGGAGGTTGATTGAATATTTGTACCTGAAGCAGAATAAGATGCTCCAATTCGAGTTGATTGTACCGCAGCACCCTGAACATTTAGTTGAACAGAATCAGTAATTCTTGATGTAATTTCAGCAGCACTTGCAGGAGTAATGAAGAATAACGAAAAAACTAGAAGAAGTCTTTTCATTTTTCTTAAGTAGTAAACACTACTGTTATTTAGGTGGTATTTGTTTTAAATTGAATTCTTGACAAAATCTAAATAATAACTTATTATGCAGGGAACCCACTCAAAAGGTGGGTTTTGTCATAATGAGTCCTTGAAGTGACATTTAGAGCCGTGGAAAGTGCCCTTTGAAAAGAGGGTGTACCCCCTTTCTATACGGATGTAGAGTTCTATCAATTTAAATGCAAAATTTCTTTACAGTAGCCCTGCCCCTTCTGGCATCGGTTACAACCAGTACGGCATCACTGCCATTCGTCAACTACAAGATGCAAGGTCCCCCACCTCCAGTGGAAGAGACAATTAAAATGAATCTTGTAGATGAAAAGAAGACAGCAATCCGCGAGGTTGCACTACCAAAGCCAAAAGAGAAAAGGCTTATTTGTAAAGGGTGTAATGAACATGAGAATGCTACCCTGGTATTTTTCCAGGAGCGTGGTATTAAAGACAGAAACGCCCTTGCTACCATCATGGGCAATATTCGTCAGGAATCAACTTTTATTCCTAACATTTGCGAAGGTGGTAGTAGAACCAGTTGGAGTAACTGCGGACGCGGTTACGGACTGATTCAATGGACATCTGCCGATCGTTATTATGGATTGGGTGATTTTGCTAAGAGGTATGGTGGTTCTCCATCAGCACTTCACACGCAACTTCGTTATCTAACGACTGAGGTTCAATGGCAACGAATTGAGGACAGGATGAAAACTCCTGGTAAGTCCATCAATCGTTACATGGACTATGCGTATAGTTGGATTGGTTGGGGGCATCATGGTGCTCGCACTTCGTATGCTCATGATTATGCTTCTAAACTGATCACGGTAGAAGTTTAACAAACTGAATAAATATTGGGGAGTTCTACAGAACTCCCTTTTTTAGTAATTTAATTTAAATAAAAGTTATGACACAAGACAAATCTATAACTTCCAATTTAAATACTTTTGGGCATGAAGATCTAAAAGGTTTTGCCTCTTACTTGGGTATGGATTATGATGAACTTTTGAAAGTTCAAAAGAAAAATAATGAAGTGATACAAAAATATCTTGAATGTAATGAGGGTTAATTTTAATCTTGGTAAGAAAAAACCAGACATAAAACAATACGCAATAATCGGTATAGTATTATCTTCTATTATTGCAGCACTTTCACAATGCACAGGAGTTTCTGAGACTGGTCTTTGGGACTTACTGGACGAAATTCAAAGAAAATATTTTCCAGGCACAATACTTAATGAGTTTGTGATTAAGGATGATAAGAAACTTGAAAGAAGAATTAAGCGTGATGTTGATGCAGCAATTGCAGAGTATGAACGCTTGACAGGGGACGATGGAAAGGTTAGAATGCCTAAACCACGATACTCAGAGAAACCACCAGATGGGTCTTATGCCCAATCAGTTCTTGGAGGTGAAATGAGATTGTGTGCTCCCTGGGTTGACGACTGCCCCAAACAGTGATATCATTACCACATGGACTCCAGCAAGGTGCTTGCTTGGATATAAAAAACTGACGCCTCCCTCCGCAGAAAGAGTAACCATCAGGTCAGTGTCCACATGGGTAGGTGTCCGAGTGGTTAATGGAGGCGGACTGTAAATCCGCTGGCTCTGCCTACGGGGGTTCAAATCCCTCCCTGCCCACCTTGACAATTAAATCCATCACTGGTATAATTGTCTTATGTCTCAGTAGCTCAGTTGGATAGAGCAACTGCCTTCTAAGCAGTCGGTCGCTGGTTCGAGTCCAGCCTGAGACGCCAGGGGAATTAGCTCAGTTGGTAGAGCGCCTGCTTTGCAAGCAGGATGTCAGCGGTTCGAGTCCGCTATTCTCCATAACTAATAATTGAGTATGTTACATATATCACCAGATCCATTACTGATATTTCATACTATTATGGGAAGATTTTATTCTTTAGAAGAAATAAATCCTGAACTTAAACTCCTCTCTGACAATTATCAATCAATTGTTGAAGAGTTTAATCAAAATAAGGATAAACTTATTTGGACAAATTGGGCAGGTAATAATTATTACACGTCTGTAAAATCAAACCCATATGATGGGTGGCAAGTTGCTGCATTATATCTTGAATATAATAATTATATTGAACAGAATAGACATTACTATGAGCATGTTTACAAAACCAAGGCTCATATAGATTATGAAAGAGATATTATTTACAGCGATAATGCAGAATATCTACCAACTTTAACTAATGTTTCTTATCAGTCTGGTTTAAGACAAAGGGTTGGTATTAGTGTTGTTTATCCAGGTAAAGCAATTGACTGGCATGTAGATAATGATCCTTCTGATGATGATTACATCACTATTAGGGGTTTGTGGGGATTAGACGTTCAATCATCTAAAGATGAGTATGCATTTTTGGCATTGAATACTCAAAAGGGAGTATTTAGTGAATATTTTGAAAATAATAAATTTATGTTTTTTTGGGGAAATACTACTCATATGGTTTATAATACTTTGTCAACCCCAAGGTATTGTTTATGCTTTGATCAAAAAGTTAAGATTGATGATTTACTCTAAATAAAAAAACCTACTTGACAATTTAAAATAAGTGTGATAACATTTATAGGTGATTAAATAAAAAAATATAATGCCTAGTAGCTCAGCGGTAGAGCTATCGACTGTTAATCGATTGGTCCCTGGTTCGATCCCAGGCTGGGCAGTTGGAAGGTCTAGAAATGTCTGGGTCTTCCTTACTAAATCCTAAGTTCGCTTAGGTCGGGGACTTGATCACCCCCGCCAGTAACAAAAAACATGTCAATAGCGTGTCTATTGACTCTTCACGAAAGTGAAGCTTTTGCGGAAAGTGTCTTCCGCGAGTGGTGGGCACTCACTACTCATTAAGGGCGAATAGCTCAGCGGTAGAGCTACTGGTTTACACCCAGTCGGTCGGGGGTTCGATCCCCTCTTCGCCCATACATATTTAATATATGGTTTGATAAAATGTTAATACGTTGTAAATCTTGCAATAAAGAACTGCAAGCTCATGTTGCAAAAACTATTTCTTGTGGATGTCCTAATATGACATCTATTAAGAATGATACTATTTTTGCAAATGACCTTAGTCAAGTCATTATTATTGAAAGTACTAAGACCCCAAATAAAAATATTGGAGTCTTATCTTCTGATGATATTTCTTGGCAAGAAAGTAGAAGGCAAAGGAAAGTCCGTAAGTTGGACTTTGAAGTTAGATAGGATGCATATCTAAATCTTCTCCAATAATTGAATATTGCATTCCATCTTCTTTTAACTCTCCAAACCTGAATACTTTTTTTGAAAGTATGCTTCTTTGGAGAGTTCCTTCTTTTTCCGATTCTTCATTAAATCCCATATCAAATTTAATTCCTATTGGTTTAGATGCTACAATATCACCTGGTTGTGCTCTGATTCCGTCCAACCATTCACCTTTTAAAATTAAGGTTCTAAATTTTTTAAAACTAGATACAACAATACGTGCTCTTTCTTCAGCAGTAAATTCTCTGGGGTCTACAAGATATTCTGCTTCCCATCCAATATCACCAACTCTACCTGGTTCTGGATATTTAATGTATTTGATTAAATTTAGAATTTTTTGTTTGGTTACTTCTGGATTGTCGTAGTAAACTGAGTAATTATATTCTGCTGCTATGTAACTTTTTTTGCTATAATATGGAACAATGTATGGGCAGATATTAATTCTTTTACCATTAAAATCAAATGGAATTTTTATAGATAACTTCTTACCAGGTTCGTATAAGGTCTCTTTATCGTCATATCCTAGACTTAAAAGATATTCATCTATGTTCATGTTTGACAAAATAATATAGATATATTATACTATAAGAAATCAAATACTGGAAGCGTGGCCGAGTGGTTTATGGCAGTTGTCTTGAAAACAACCAACGTTAACAGCGTTCGTGGGTTCAAATCCTACCGCTTCCGTTTTTAACTATTTCTTTTGATTGTTATTAAACTTAGTATCAGGAGATACTAATGAGACGTTGACATTATTGTATTACCTATATACAATTTGTAAGTACACGTAGCACTGTGCCTTAATGGACCCATCTACAACAACTCCTTTACTAGGATTTTATATAACAATAATAATCCTTGGACTTATGGTTGCCTATGCAGGACTTGAAGGGACCATGAGAGTTTTTACATATCTGGATCTTGAATTGCGTCACTTTTTTATTCGGATGCAAATGAAAGTTTTAGGATGGAAATTAAAGCGTCAGCTAATTAAAGACACAAAGAGCTACGAAAAATTTCTAAAGGATTATCCTAATGAATAATAAAGAACTGTCCGACCTGTCTATTGATAGGAAGGAATGTCCTAAGTGTGGTGCCATTTGGTTGAATGGGCAGCATTATTGGTCTGGTACTGGGAAAGAAGGTGACCCACATGATCTTGCAGGTCTTGTATGTAATAACTTTGGTGATGAAACCTGCATAAATCCATGCAAAGGTTCAACAAGTGGGATAACATGGGAAAGGAGATTGACCCAATTAGAGCAAGACGAGTTCCGTGGTCCACAGAATGACTAAAATAAATTCAGAACATTATGTGACACAGAAGCAGTGTCAGGAGATGATTGATGATGCCATACGAAGACATAATCGTAATGCTTCGGTTATTTCAATGTGTGTTGGTTGGGTTGTTCTTTCACTTTTTGCTGAAGGTCTTCTTCGACTTATTGGAGTAATACCACCTCTACTACCATGGCTCAATATCACCTTGAAATAATTGGAATAGTTTTTCTGTTAGTATTTGCTGCCACGATGTTTTATCAGGGCACTTGTATTATGAAGGGTCACCGAGGATATTCTCTTCGGGACTATTTGAAACAAGATAGCACAAATATGCGTAAAAGAATAGAAGAATTACTCAAGGACAAATGATATCGCTTACAGAAGAAGATTTAAAGGAATTGCAAGAACTAGTTAAACAACAAAAGATGTCTGAGTTGTTTGAAGAACCATCAACTTATGAGGACGATGATGACTATGGAATGGCAGGAACTTATTGAGTTTCTTGGTAAACAAGTTTTGATTTTTATTGTGTTTATGTGTGGTCTTATTGTGGGATACGTGTATGGGTTTAGGAATGGTAGTGGGTTATAACCCCATAAATAATAAAAATTATTATATTAAATAATGTTTATTGAACCAAAATTGAGTAAAATACAAACTTCTATTTTTACATCTAATTACTCTCAAATTAAAAGTGATTATATTGAATTTAGGGATTGTAATTATTTTATAGATTATTCTCATACATACAATTTAACTTCATTAGATAATAATTTTTTGGGGTTTGTTCCAACATACACTCCAAATTTTCCCTGGAAAGTGTGTCCATTAATTTTTAATAGACAGCAAATTTTAAGGACACCTCTTCAAGTACAACAGTCTGAGACAGTAAGAATATTACTTAGTCAATCAATTAAACCAGTTCTTGCTGTATTTTCTATTCTTGAACCAGGAGTTGAAATTAGTCCCCATTCTGATGGAGATGAAAGAATTGATGATAACTTTTTACATTCAAGTGTAATAAAGTATCATTTTAGTTTAGATATTCCAAGCGATGGACCTTCAGCATTGGTTGTTAATGGAGAAGAACGTCTTCTTAAAAATGGAGACTTAAATTTATTTGATGAAAAATTATCAGAACATTATGCTTATAATAAGTCAGATACTCGTCGAGGGGTATTGATTGCTTCATATATAAGAGAGGAAGTCTTAAACGCTTGACAACAAAATTATGAGGATGTATAATATCCTCATACCAAGTCAACGGGGTGTAGCTCAGTTTGGATAGAGCACTGCTTTTGGGAAGCAGGGGCCGAAGGTTCAAATCCTTTCACCCCGACTTGGACAATATTTGTTCTTTTAATTCATGGATAAAAGTATTAAAATAAACGGTCAAGAACCACATGTTCTTGCAGATTCTCCATTAGTTTATCATAGAGAAGTTCTTCCAGAAGATTTGGTAGATCTTATGGTCAAAGAATTGAAAGAGATGGAAGAATTTAAAGTTCCATTTGAAGATGCTGGTGTTGGTGGTGAGGATAATGGTCGGATAGACCCAAAAATTAGAAATTCTAAAATCAATTGGTGGTTTGAAGACCATTGGGCATGTAGTGTAATTTCTTATTATATTGGTTTATCTAATAGAAAGTATTGGGAATATGATTTGAATTTACTTGAAAGTATACAAATCTCAGTATATCTTGAAAATGGACACTATGGTTGGCATAGTGATTATGGAACTTCAAAAAATGGGAAGTGGACTAGAAAACTTAGTGCAAGTGTTTTAGTTAGTGACCCTTCTGAATATGATGGTGGTGACTTAGAATTCATAGACTATCATGGCAATATTATACAGGCACCAAAAGAAAAAGGATCTGTTATTGTATTTGATTCAAGAATTCCTCATAGAGTTACTCCAGTAACAAGAGGAAGAAGAGTATCTTTGGTTACTTGGATGTATGGTCCCAAATTAAAATGAAGTGGCCAAGTTTTGCAGATAATCCGTTTAAACTGGTCAGGGTTCCAGAGAATTTATATTCTGAAATATTGAATTTTTATAATACTTGCGACTTCTCACAAAAAGAAGATTCTACCAATTCTCATTATGATCCTAAATACGGAGAACACATTACGGCTGGTTCGATAGCATTTAGAAATCCTTTAGGTGACCCTAAAAGAATTAAAAATCCTTATACCCATATAAACCATATTCCCACAGAAAAATTAAAAGAATGGGCGGATATTCTTCAACCAATATTGGAAGAATGGTCTCATCAAAAATTAAAATATAGCACGGGTTATGGAATAAGAAGTTATCCAAAAGACTCAATATTATGTTTACACCGAGATGAAATAAAAACTCATATTATTAGTTGTATAATTTTTATTGACGAGCAACCCAAAAATACAAATTGGCCTTTAGATTTTTGGGATCATGATGGTGTTAGACACAAGGTTGTTTTTGAACCTGGTGACATGTTATTATATGAGAGTCTATGTGTTCACTCTAGATATACTCCATTTCAAGGAGATTATTATAGGAACATGTACTTTCATTGGAGACCAGAAAATTGGGATTATATCCCATATAAAAATAATAAAGTACAATATCTTTGTCCTGCGGAGGTTGATGATGAGTATCGAAAAGGAACTTGGTAGTTTAAAGAGGTATACTGTGGAAGAGTTTCAAGCAGATTTTGATAACTTAATGAATTTGGTTGAAAAGGAAATGAAGTCTTTTATCATCACTAGTGAGTATGGTGAAGCAGTGCTCATGCCAGCAGATGAAGAATTGATACGAATATACACTGACCACAACGAAGCACCTTGACAACCATAAGACCATCTGTTACTATGGACCAGTCAACAAAAATTATTGATAACTTTATTGAACCATCAATTTTTGAACATTTTAAAAAAACAATTGTGGGAAATAATACAATTCCTTGGTTTTTAAATCATGGAATATCAACAAAGAATACTTACAATGATGAAGGAATTTATTTTACCCACACGTTTTATACAGACTACAATATTTCTAGTCAATACTTTGGATCTTTAAACCCAATCTTTGAAAAAATAAATCCAAAAGCAATTATTAGAGCAAGAGCAAATGTCTATCCAAAAACAAATAAAATTGTCCAGCATGGGATGCATATAGATTATCCATATGAACATTTTGGATTGATAGTTTATTTGAATACTAATAATGGATTTACTATTTTGGAAGATGGAACTAAAGTAGAATCAATAGAGAATAGAGCACTATTCTTTGATCCAAGTAAAAATCATTGTAGTACAACTTGCACGGATTCTTTTTTTAGATCTATTGTAATAGTTAACTATTTTTAATCGAGGGACTGTCGCCTATTGGTTAAGGCCCACTGCTTATAACGGTGTGAACTGAGTTCAATTCTCAGCAGTCCTATTGGTAGTCCTTAGCGATTAACTAAGTAGACGCCAACTTCTACTACGGATATCTTCCGTAGCGTCGTATGGGGATGGTTGGGCAGGGTCCGAGGACTTTGCCCAAATTGGGTGAAGTTCGACTATCCCCACTTGCTCCTTTAGCAATCTGGTGAATGCAGCGAACTCATAATTCGCCTGAGGCGTGTTCGATCCACGCAAGGAGCACTTGACAGATAACTGTCAAACCCTTATACTATTAAGGTCAACATTCAAAGCAATGACTCTCACAGAAAAATTTAAAAAAGATGTGCAAACTCTTCGTGGTGCTGCAAACGGTGATTTTTACCTAGATGTAAAAAACCCAAAACTCTTTAAAAAAGTCCGTCGTTATTATGAAAATGAAGGTGTAGTCTTTTCTGGAGATCCTCTAGATGATTATGATATTCTCATTGATTGTCTGGTTCAAGATCTTGAGCAAATTGAAGTTGCCTAGTCTCGGAATGACTATAAAAGTGCCCTGGTCGGGAGCAACCCCTTATGTCTAAATCTGATTTACTTCGGTGGATTGGAAACATTCTTCTTATAATTGGTTATCAAACTATGTTATGGGGAGAATTTAAATATGGTTTGATGATTAAAGTTATTGGAGGTCTTCTCACAATTCCTTTTGCTATCAAACTTAAACTTTGGGATGTGCTGTTTTTATGTGCATTCTTTGGTATCTCCGAAATATCAAAGTTAACCCAACTTTTCTTAGTTTCTTAAAACTAAGTGGTGGAGTCAATCTGACCCCTTATGTCCTCGTCGGATGGACTTTAAATATGCCGACTGGTGCGGATGGGAATCTCTCCCGCCTGTTTCCTAGTTCAGTCAAAACTAGGTGGCGCGTCCTTCTTTGGTTTTTATGGAAAACAAAAAATCTACACCAACTAATTCAGTTTTAGATAACTTTATTGGTGTTTGGGATAATGTATTTGATCAAGAATTCTGTGATTTTATTATTAATTATATTGATAATACTTCATTCATTAATTCTAGAAATTATAGTTTTGTTACAGATAAGCAAGTATGCCTTAGTGCATTTTCTCCATCTGAGGCAAACTATTTGATGGGAGGAATTGACTTCTGTATGAATCAATATATTGATTCATACCCTTATTTAAAACAATTTAGTTACCATAGTTGTACAGTTCTTCTTCAAAAAACGGAACCAAGGCGTGGTGGTTATCATTCTTTCCATGCAGAAAATACAACATGGATAACAAAAGAAAGAACTCTTGCTTGGACAGTGTACTTTAATGATATTGAAGATGGTGGAGAAACTGAATTTTTATATCAGGGGGTAAAAGTAAAGCCAAAATTAGGTAGAGTTGCAATTTGGCCTGGATCTTTTACTCATCTGCATAGGGGTAATCCCACACCAGTTAATAAGTATATTGCAACTGGGTGGTATGCTGGTAATATTGGAATGAGAACTTTCTCTCCTGAAAGAGATGTATCTAGTATTGATGCCCAATGATTAAAATCCCCCACTTAGAGTGGCATGTTACCCATTCTTGCAATTTTACTTGTGAGGGATGTGGTCATTATACTAATGATGGGTACAAAGAAAATATTTCACTTACCACTCTAAAAGAGTGGTATTTGTGTTGGAATAAAAAAATTTATCCAAAAGAATTGTCAATGTTAGGTGGAGAACCTCTTCTCAATAAGGAGATCGTTGATATTATTTACATGACAAAAGAGATTTGGAATATACAAGATGACCAAGAATTTGAATTAGTATCGAATGGATTGCTATTTGATAGAATTGATGGACTATCAAAAGCACTGATTGATACAAATTGTATTTTGACTATAACTAAACATTCGCAGGACCATAATTACATCAGATTATTTGATATTGCGATTCAAAAAATTAAGTCATCTGGAGTAAATTATAAAATACATGATGCATCTACTTATTGGTTAAGAACATATACTGGATATGGGTGTTCTATTGAACCAATTTGCAGTGATGATTATATTGAGAGTTGGAATAATTGTCCAGGAGGACAAGAAAACTTTCAATTATTGGATGGTAAAATATATAAATGTGCGGCGCTTGCTTACTTACCACTACAAAAGAAAAAATTTGGGAATAATCTATCATCAAAATGGGATCCTTATTTAAAGTATAACCCATTGTTACCAACTAGTTCTGAGATAGATATTCTAGAATTTTTCACAAGAACTGCGGAACCAGTTTGTACAATGTGCCCTAAAAAGGCAAATAAATTTACGAAAAAGACACCATTACATTCTCCAAATTATGGAAAAAAATATTATTAAATCTGATTATGTACATGTAGTTAAAAATGTTTTTTCTGATGATTTGCAGAATGAATTAAAAGTAAGTTCTGATAAACATTTTAAATATAATTTACTACATGCAGATGCAATAGAAGTAACAAAATGTATTATTGACTGCCATGGATTGGCATTATCATCAAGTTCTTATTTTCCCTATGATGAGAGATGTTGGAATATATTTTGTCTTAGAGTAAAACATCATGTACTGGAATATTTTAAAGTTGTTGGTGTTGATGAATCTTTAATTGTTCCCCATTCTTGTTGGGGAGAAAGATCAGCAACAAAACCAAATAGCATATTTAGTGTAATTAATTTTGAATCTTCAATTTTTCAGGATGATTTTGGACTCGTTGATGACGACTGGCTTAAAAAACATATGATAAGAACTGTATATTATCTAAGAAATGATAATGTACATATGGGAACGGATATAAAAATAGGAAATAAAATTAAATCTATTCCTGGAGAACAGAATTCGTTGGTTATTTTTAATGGTGGTTCATATCCATGTTCAAATAAATTTTTAATTAATAGTGATTTTATAAAATATAATATTGTATTTGATTGGTATATTAATATTCCCTTTGGAGTTCCTGATTGGGTTTTACCTTAATCAATATACTCACAATCAACTACAATGGTAATTCTAGGATAAACTTCAGTTTCTTTAATTGGTGGATATAATGCTGTATGATATAGTCTAGGGTCAAAAATCATAATAGTATTTTCTTCTCCGTTATTATTAAATATTTTTTTATTTGTTATTTTTACTATAGTTCCATATTTTGGGTCTGGGTTTTTTAAATAATAAACCATTCCTATAGGATTGGTTTTATGGGAATGCATATTTCCAAATGTATTATGCAACCCTAATCTTTTTTCCAACTCATTTTTTGAGTGTACACTTGGAAAATCTAAATTGTGCAGTCTAGTAATCCAAGAAGAATGTAAACGAATATTTTGTATATTGATTCCTGTTACTTTGCAATATTGTGCAATATGTTTTTTTGCTTCCGAATAAAAATTTACCCAAACTTGCTCAGATAGGAAAGATTCTTGTATCGCGTTACCCAATAAATTCTGAGATGCTTCTGGGGGAAATACTTCTTCAAGTGTACTCTTTCGAGTATTCTCTAACCATTTTACCGCAGAGGAATATAGTTCTGGAAGAGATTCTTCTGGCATAAAATTATATGCTTTGTAGAAATAATTCCCTTCGTGCTTTTTTATTTGAGCGGTTTTTTCCATTAAGATAATGAGTCCAGTAAGAGTATTTATTATTGATGTTTTTGTTTGGAGGTGCTATAATTTTTGGTGAATATACACTTACTATGAAGACTGCTTTAATTACAGGAATCACGGGGCAAGATGGTTCTTATCTTGCTGAATTATTGATTGAAAAGGGATACATGGTTCATGGAATAATTCGTAGAGCATCCCTTATTAATACACATAGGATTGATCATATTTTTAATCACCCACATCTCAAGTTACATTATGGGGATTTGACCGATTCTGCAAATATTATTCACATTCTCCAACAAACTAAACCTGATGAGATTTATAATCTCGCGGCACAAAGTCATGTAAAAGTATCGTTTGAGATGCCTGAGTATACTGGTAATGTTGATGGATTGGGAACTCTTAGAATTCTTGAAGCGGTAAGAATTTTGGGAATGGAAAAAACTTGTAGAGTTTATCAAGCATCTACAAGTGAACTTTATGGATTAGTGCAAGAGGTTCCTCAAAAAGAAACTACTCCCTTTTATCCACGTTCTCCTTATGGGGTAGCAAAATTATATGGATATTGGATTACAAAGAATTATCGAGAATCCTATGGAATGTATGCTTGCACAGGAATACTTTTTAACCATGAATCTCCTCGTCGTGGTGAGACATTTGTTACCCGTAAAATAACAAGAGGTCTTTCTAAAATTAGTGCTGGATTGCAGGATGTTTTATATCTTGGCAATTTAAATGCTAAAAGAGATTGGGGACATGCCAAAGATTTTGTCGAAGCAATGTGGATGATGCTTCAACAAGATGAACCCGATGATTATGTGATTGCTACTGGTGAACAATATTCAGTTAGGGCATTTGTTGAGACTGCAGCACCTTACTTTGGAATGAAGATTAAATGGGAAGGTAGTGGTCTAGATGAAGTTGGTATTGATAAGAATACTAATAGAGTAGTTGTTAAAGTTGACCCTAAATATTTTAGACCTGTTGAAGTTGAATC